CCATCTGTGTCGGGTAAGCCGATGCTGGTCACTGTTAGTCAGTAACATACCCTCGGCACTCGGTCGAAGTACCTAGCCTTTCGTCGGGAACTGATTAGGCCGATCGAGTGCCACCATCACAGCGCTTGCATCTGTAATGTTGTGGCATGGGATTATTTGACCGCAAAGTTAGCAAGGCCGCCATCAGTCCAGCGCCTGCTAAAGCGGCAGCTGCTGGTGCAATGAGTCCAGGCTATAACAGCAGCAATGTCGGCAAGAACATGATCGGTCAGTACTACACCTATCGCGAAGGCGAACTGCGCGCAGCAGCAATCTCGATTCCAGCGATCTCACGTGCGCGCGATCTTCTTGCATCAGTAATTGGCTGCATGCCATTGCAGATGTACAACGAAATGTGGAACGGCGAAGAAATGGAACGCGTTTATATTGCGCCGCGTACTTGGCTGCGTCGACCAGACCCGACCGTGCCTTACAACTTCCTGATGAGTTGGACTTTTGACGACTTGTATTTTTATGGGCGCGCATTCTGGTACATCACCAGCCGCACCGCTGACGGCTTTCCAGCAACCTTTACTCGACTACCAGCAGGCTCAGTTACCACGACAGACATGGCTGGCCCCGTATGGTTTGCGCCGTCATCGCAGGTGTATTTTCAAGGTGGAGAGATTGACCCTAAAAACTTGATCCAGTTCTTGTCGCCTACACAAGGCATGGTGTACTCATCGCAGGCCGCAATTGAAACAGCGATCAAGATTCAAGACGCAAGGGCGCGCAACGCTTCGTCATCCATACCCGCGGGAGTCTTAAAACAAACTGGTGGCGAACCGCTAAGCGCACAAGAACTTGCCGATCTTGCAGCTGCATTTAATCAAGCGCGCGCAACTAATCAGACCGCTGCACTTAACGAGTTCCTATCTTACGAGCCGACAACAATGTCACCCGACAAGATGCTTCTCATCGAGTCAGCAAACTACAGCGCACTAGAAACTGGTGGACGCATTGGCAATGTGCCGCCATATCTGATCGGCGTATCGACCGGGTCTTACTCGTACCAGTCATCGCAACAGGCTCGCATGGACTTGCTGTTTTTTGGTGTGAAACTTTATGCCGACGCAATAGCAGAAACATTGTCAATGAATAATGTGCTACCGAACGGCACTTTTGTTGCCTTCGATTACGAGTCGTATTTGGAAGAGAATTATTTAGCAGACAAAATGGAAACACCAACAGAAGAAAACACGCAAGAGGAGATCGCAAACTCATGATCAGATTTACCGCACCATCCGTCAGCATCGACGCAGCTGCAGGCGACGGCACACCATCACGAACCATCACAGGCATCGCCGTGCCATACGGTGTGGCAGCAACTGTCTCGGACGGTACAGCCGTAACCTTTGAGCAGGGCAGCCTGCCAGTCGAGGGCAAAGCCCCACGGCTCTACATGAACCACGACAGCAATCAGGCCATCGGCATTGTTACAGAGCGCGTCGATACCGCTGAGGGCATGTTGTTTAGTGCCAAGATCAGCAAGACCGCGGCAGGCGACGAGGCTTTGCAGCTCGCTCTTGACGGTGTTCTTGACTCGGTATCTGTTGGCGTAAACCCAACAAAGACTCGAGCAAACGAAGACGGCTCAATCACCGTCCTTGCTGCCGACTGGATCGAGTTGTCCATGGTGCCAGTCCCAGCTTTCGCTGGCGCAGTCATCACAGATATTGCTGCCAGTATCCACCACGAACCCGAAGAGACCGACAATAATGAAATACAAGAACCCACAGAGGAGACAGAACCCATGTCAGAAGTAACAGTCCCAGCAGTCGAGGCAACCATCCCAACCGCTGCAATTCCAGCACAAGCAAAACGCGAGTTCAAGTTGCCAAACGCAGGCGAGTTTATGGCTGCCTACCACATCGGTGGCGACACTTTCCACAACATGAACAAAGCAGTCGCAGAGTACACCGCATCAAAGCGCACCGTATTTGAAGCAGCTGCAGGCGATGTGCTTACAACTGATACACCCGGCTTGCTCCCAGTGCCCGTTTTGGGACCGCTTGTACAGGACCTAAATTTCCTTCGCCCTGTAGTCGAGGCAGTTGGCGCACGCGCTTACCCAGACAACGGACAACAGAAAACTTTCATCCGTCCAACGATCACCACGCACACCAGCGTCGCATCGCAATCAGAATTGGGTGCAGCATCAGCAACAACCATGGTCATTGCGTCAAACTCGATCAGCAAGACCACACTTGCTGGACAAGTAACCCTTTCCGTACAGGACATCGACTTCACTTCGCCTGCCGCAATGCAGCTGATCTTGAATGACTTGATGGGCGAGTACATGATCGCTTCTGACAACTTGGCAGCAGACAACATGCTTACCGCAGCAAACGCATCGGGAGTTTGGGACGGAACAGTTGCCGACTTGCTCAAGTCTGTATACGACGCAGCAAGCGACATCTCAAGCAACCGCAACTGGCTGCCAACCCACATGTTCGTTTCCGTCGATGTCTGGGCGCAATTAGGCCAGCTCGCAGATACAACGGGCCGTCAAATCTTCCCGTTGATCGCCAACGGTCTCAGCGGATACAACGCCGCAGGATCGCAAAGCGCAACATCATGGAACGGCAACCCACTCGGCTTGCAGCTTGTAGTTGACAGCAACTTCGCTGCAAAAACCATGATCATCACCCGTGTTGGTCAAGGCCAAGGCGATGCTTTCGAGTTCTACGAGTCCATCCGTGGCCTCATGAGCGTTGAGCAGCCTTCAGTGTTGGGACGCAACATGTCCTTCCACGGCTATGTATCGACTTTCGCTGCAATCTCTGGAATGATCCGCAAGATCACACAGGCCTAGTCGAGAGCGGAGCATCCGCTCATGGCTGTTTACAGCGTTACACAAAAGTATCTACTGGATAATTACGCCGTACTGCAACTTCTGACCCCATCGGAAATTGCAGTCGGTCAATCCATTACAGTCGCATCAGTCGATGCAACATTTAACGGCACATTCACTGTTCGCGCATTGCCCCAGTATCTGTACATCGGTATAGACACTGAGGGCGATCTGCTTTATGACATAAATGTGCCCATCGCTAATCAGGTGCTGTACACAAAAGTCGCTGACAATGTCGAGCGTGTTGCCGCCACTGGCACAGTCACCTACACCCAGACATGCACATGGGTCACTGCCGCGCAGCTAGTCACCTACCTTGGCGTACAGATCACCAACCCATCAGACGATTACACGCTCATCACTCAGGCCGTATCTGCTGGCTGCGACTTTGCATATCGTCGCCGTCAAGAGGCTGGCTACATTGACAGTCTCACAACGAGTCCGGGTGGGGATGCCACTCTCGGCACACTTATGTACTGCGCGGCCCTCTGGCGCAGCCGTGGCTCGCTTGAGAACACTTTTGCATCCTTTGACGGAATGGGCGCAGCGCCTCAGCAGAGCCTCACACCGATCGTTAAACAGTTGCTGGGCATCGACAGGCCTGCCTGCGCCTAATGGCTTACACAGACGCTCTCAACGGGGCTATTGACAGCCTGACAACCACACTCACAGCGGTCACTGGCCTTCGAGTAGTCAACGACCCTACAAAACTTGTGCCCAACTGTGTCTACATCGACGCGCCATCCTTTACGACGATCGCTGGCAATGGCAACATTATCCGCATGGACTTCCCGATCAAGGTCATTGGCTCAGGCCCAGCAGGCCTACCAGTCCTACGCACCATCCTCGACATCGTTAGCAAAGTCCTACTTAGTCCGATCATCGTCATGGCAGGCCGTCCCAGCAACTTAGAAATTGGTGGGCAGCTCTTCCCGTGTTACGACCTTGACTGTGGAATCCAAGCACAAAGCGCATAAGGAGAAACATGTACACCATCATCAGTCCACGCCTCGGAACCCCGGGCGATCAGTTCATCCCAGAGGACGGTGTCAACATTGACGCACTGGTCGACGGCGGCCTGATATCCACCGACATCGCAAAGAAATCATCTAAAGTCAAATCAGAACCCAAGGAGCAATAGACATGGCTATCAGCAGCACTTACCTTTCTAACCCAAGCATCACGATCAACGCGGTTGACTTGTCCGATCAGTGCACAAGCGCGGTCATCAACTATGTGTCGGAACAACTTGAAAATACGACATTCTCAAATACATCAAGGTCGTTCACATCGGGTCTGTACTCGAATACCGTCACCGTAACTCTTTATCAGTCATATGCAGCTTCGGAAACTGAGGCCAGCATTTACAGCCTTGTAGGCACAACTACGACGCTTGTCTTAAAGCCAAGTTCATCGGCTGTCGGTGCTACGAACCCTTCGTACACTTTGACGGGCGCGTTCTTGTCGGCACATACACCGATCAACGCCTCGCTCGGCGAACTGTCCACAATTGACCTGACATTTAGCGGTGGCGTTTTAACTAAAGCCGTCGCATGATCTCGCGGCATCAGCCGCTGAGAATTACAAGTAGCAAGACCGCACAAGCGGAGCCTTGCCCGACAAAGGAGAAACTATGAAAGTCAAACTATCTATCGACCTTGGCGACGGTAAGCCAGCGCGTGAGATGACCACAAACATGCTTGCCATTGTTGACTGGGAACGAACAGAGAACCGTCGATCAGCAGACGGCAAAGGAATCGGCTTCAGCGACATGTGCTGCTGGGCTTACACCCTTTGCAAACTTGCTGGAGACAAAGTGCCAGCCAACTGGCGCGAGTGGGTTGCCGAAAACCCTGACATGACCATTACACCTATCAACGAGGTAGCAGACGAGACCCCTTTCATCGAGGGACTTGGCGGCGAAGCCTCTGCGAAGTCCTAGCGTTAACAGGCTTCTGGCCAAAGGAGATCGAGTTCACTATGCGAGACCTGAACACTGTCACCTATGTGCTTGAGCAGATGCACCGTAAGAAGTAACTATGCCTGTCTCTCACAGCGTCGAAGTAGTCGGTCTTAAGGAAACGATTAACGCACTGCGCAAGATCGACCCACAACTGCAAAAGGACTTTAAGGCTGACGCGACAGCGATCGCACAGCCAGCAATCCAAGCTGCAAAACTTGCATACAGCCAGTTTCCATTGTCTGGCATGGCGCGCAAATGGTCTGATCGAGGGCGTAAGATATTCCCGTTTACTATCTCGGGCGCACAGTCAGGCGTGAAGATGCGCTTTGACACTCGACGCAATGCTGTCGGCGTAATTCTGATAGAGCAAAAGAACCCAGCGACAGCAGTGTTTGAGGGTGCAGGCCGTAAAGACACAAACCGTTTAGGGACATCACTTGACTCGGTTAGTGCTGAGCGCGGCTTTGCGATGGCGATGCCGGGTAGGACTCGACTAATCGGCCCAGCGGTCTATAAAGCTCGACGCGGTATTGAGGGCGAAATGGAAAAGATGGTGCTCAAGACCATTAACCAAATACAGAAAGACCTGAACTAATGGCACTGTCTATTCCCATCATCAGCGAGTTTCAAGGCGGCGGCGTTGACAAAGCCATCAAACAGTTCCAGCAGCTCGACGGCGTAGGCGCAAAGACAGGCTTCGCACTTAAAAAAGCGTTTCTGCCTGCTACTGCCGCGCTCGGTGCATTGACGGCTGGCATTGGTCTAGCCACAAAGGCGGCTATGCAAGATGAGGCTGCACAGCTTGAGTTGGCTCGCCAGTTACGCACCACGACACAAGCCACAGATGCCCAGATTAAGGCTGTAGAGCAGTCAATTAGCGCATTTAGTAAGCAGACCGCTATGGCTGACGATCAGTTGCGCCCAGCCTTAGCAAACCTTGTGCGCGCTACAGGCTCGCTTGAGTTGTCCCAGAAAGCAATGTCGGTCACCGCTGACCTTGCAACAGCCAAAAACATTGACATGGAGACTGCCAGCGTCGCAGTGTCTAAAGCTCTTGCAGGCCAGACTGCTGCGCTTATTAAACTTGACCCATCGCTTAAGGGCGTAATTGATTCGTCCTCGAGCGCCGATGAGATCATGCAGGCACTTAATGGCTCGGTCGGCGGAGCTGCTAAAACCTTTGCCAATAGTGCTGAAGGCGGTCTAAAAAACTTCGGCATTCAAATGGACGAATTAAAGGAGAGCATCGGAGCAGCGTTTATTCCTGTTATGGAAAAGATGCTGCCGCTAGTTCTCAACTTTACGACATTCCTGCAAGACAACACTAAAGCATTGCTCATTGTGATCGGCGCTATTGCAGCGATGACAGCAGCCATAGTCACCGCCAACATTGCTATGAAGGCTTACAACGCTTTACAGATCGTTATCACGGCAGCCAACGCTGTGCTGGCAGGCTCATTCACCACGGTCTCGCTATCGGCTGGTGTGCTCGCTAAAGGCCTGGGCGTAGTGATGATTACCCTTGCCGCGCTGTACGAGCTGTACCGCGAAGGCCCTCGAGCAATTGCAGAGTTCATGTTGCCGTTTAAGCAGTTTGCTGTCGGCGTGTACAACTCGGTCAAGGTAGTTGCCAACGGCATTAACCAAATTATCAACGCCGCAATTATCGGACTAAACCAACTGATTAACGCGCTCAATGTCATACCGGGTGTAAACATTGACTTAATACCGCTAGTACCAATGCTTGACTACACAGCTTTGCCAACACTGGACGCAATATCTAGTGGCGCATCTAGTCGTGGCGGTGCAGCTCGTGAAGGTGGCACAGGGTCTATTAGTCGCAGCCCACTTGCCATGATTGAGTCAGCCTTAATAACTCCGACAGGCGGCGGTGGCGGCGGTGGCGGCGCAACAGCAGCTGCCCCAATGTCACCATTTATGCAAGACCTATCAAGGCAATTTATGGCAAGTACCCAGACACGCGAGTCTGTCTTAGATCGCTTTAGCGGAACAGCGCGAGATGCCATGCTTGAGCGCGGCGGCATAACAGTCAATGTCAACGGCGGTCTAGCCACATCAGCAGATATCGGGCGCGCTGTCGTAAACAGCATTAAAGCCATGAACCGAGTGGACGGCCCAGCACAAATACAGGTCGCCTAATGGCTGCCACAATCGTCCAGTCAGGGTCTTATGACCTGCAAATTGGCACAGGCTTTCTTGTTGACTCGTTTCGTTTAGATAACACAGAAGCAGGTGTTTTAGACAACACGGTGTATGTGTTAGACGGTACAACAGAGTTTGCTTCCGTCATTGATGGCGCTACAGGCATCAGCGTGTTCCGTGGACGCAGAGACATTGGTGACCAGTTCACTGCTGGCACAATGAGTTTTGATCTAAACGACACATTTACAGGCGGCATCTTTAACCCGTTTAACACTGAATCCCCGTATTACGACACACCTCAAGCTGTGCCGGGTCTAGCACCTATGCGCAAGGTAGTGCTTAGCCGTGAAGGCGAAGAACTGTTTAACGGGTACATCGTGGACTACAACTACAACTTTAATCTTGGCGGCCTTGACACCGTCACAGTGTTTTGCGCTGATGACTTCTATTTGCTGAGCCAGACATACATGAACGAGTTTAATGTCAGCGAACAACTTGCAAACGCTCGAGTAGCAGCAGTTTTAGACTTGCCCGAAGTTAACGCGTTTCTTTTGCCGGGAGAACGAAACTTAGAAACATCAACCGTCCTGCTAGGCGGCGCAGCTGCGTACACCGTTCCTTACGGCACATCGGTCGCTGCGTACATGGCAAAGATTAACGAGTCTGTACAGGGGCGCATTTTTATTGCGCGCGACGGCACTTTTACATTTCAAGATCGCATCGGCAACACCCTGACAGCGTCGGTGGCAGACTTCCACGATGACGGAACGAACATCCCATACGACAATGTGGGCATCAGTTTTGAGGCTAATCAAGTTATTAACAGGGCAGCAGTGCAACATGCTGGTGCATCTAGCCCAGAGATCGCTGAAGATTTAGGCTCGCAGGCCACCTATTTTATTCAGACCACAGCGATCAGTGACGCACTAGTCCACAATGACACAGCAGCCAATGTGTTAGCCAACTATCTGCTTGTAGGTCAGCCGCAAGCGCGTTACACCAATGTGTCCACCCTGTTTGCATCCCTGACCGATGCCCAAAGGGATGATGTTGCCATTATTGACATTGGGGACACGATTGCCATAGAAAAATCGTTTACTACTGGCAACACAATCACACAACTAGCCCAAGACCTGTCGGTCGAGGGCATTCAGCACCAAATCGACTTATCGTCTGGGCATCGCATAACCCTGTACACAAGCCCAACTGTCATCGTCTTTGAGTTAATTCTTGACGATGTTGTATATGGCACAATCGACACTAAAAATGTCTTAGGATAGGAGACACTATGGCTATACAAACTTTCGTTGCTGGTAGCGTTTTAACCGCTGCACAGTTAAATACATTGCAACAGCAGGCTGTAATGACTTTTACTAACGAGGCTGCCCGTAGCGCTGCTTTACCGTCACCTAATGAGGGCATGGTTGCATATTTAACTACGCCAACGGTTCCGGCTGCTGTTGGGGCCACTTCAACAAGTTTGCCAACAGGTATTTTAACTATTTACAACGGCAGCGTTTGGGTGTGTACTTCGTCTATTGGTGCGACCTCGGGTGGTGCAAGTCAAAACTTTACGACAGCGCAAGCCGATATTACTATTGGCGGCAGTCTTACATCGGTAACGCTTGTTACTGGCACAACAGCGTTAGTTAGTTTTGGTGGTCGTATTTTTGGTGATGGCAACTTTGCACAAATAAATGTAAAAGTCGGTGCTGCTATTTCAGGCGACTTTGCTGCTTTTAATACCGTTAATGGAAGTTACATAACTGTCGGCAGAACTTATGTTATGACAGGATTGACCGCTGGAACGAACACTTTTACAATGGTTTGCCAAAGCAACACGAACGGCACCGCCAGCGTTGACGATGTGACTTTAACTGTTCAGGGCATTGCCTGATAAATGAAATGGCAATACTTATTGGGCTGCACAATCCTTGTAGCGGTAGTGGCTTGGAGCTGTAGTGGATGCAGCAGCACACGAGTCAACATCGAACCTAATAGGTGCTTTACGCGGACGGCTTGCGATGTCGCCAGAGGATAAACACGCACGACTAATTCTGATCGTCGGCATCACACTCTCGATTAGCTTTGCCGCCATTGTGCTCGGCTTCGTGTACGGCCTACTGTTTGTAAACCAGCCCCTCGAGCAAGCACCTAACGACGCAGCGTTCATAGACCTACTCTCGACCGTTGTCGTGTTCCTCACGGGATCACTGGGCGGGCTATTAGCATCTAACGGAATGAAAAAAGCCAAACAGACAGGGGCAACAAATGAAAGCCAGTGATAAAGCAATGATCTCGACCTACATTAACAGTGCCATTGCAGCAGCAGTAGCTCTCTACATGTCAGGCAACACCGATCCCAACGATCTACTCGGTGCAGCCATCGCAGCTGTAGCACCACTATTCATCGGCTATGTCAACCCGAAAAACAAGGCTTATGGCATCGGCAAAAACCCCGAAGCCTAAAGCACCGACGCTTACTGTCGTCCCAGACAAACTTGAGCGCCACTATCACAAGTTGGTTATGCCGTCAACACTTGCCCATGTAACCCCGGGTGAACTACCAGCAGGCCTGCTCGTCGATGTCAAGCCATACGGCAAATTGCACCCACTAGCAGCTGACGCTTACATGGCGTTACGCGATGCAGCCTTCGCTGCTGGTGTCAAAACCTTTAAGCCGACATCGGCAGCCGACTGTTACCGCAGCATCTCTACACAGACCACAGGCTTCCTTGCGCGCTACCAAACTCAGCCGATTGCAGGCGCATCGACTCGAGTGTGGAAAGGCAACACTTACTATCTGAAGCCGAACTGTGCGCCGATGGCTGCGCCGGGTACATCGCGGCATAATCTCGGGCTGGCAGTTGACATTAGTGACGCATCAGAAACAGGACGCATGCAATTCATGCTCAAGAACATTCAGGATTACGGCTTTACATGGGAAGTGCAATCAGAGCCATGGCACATCTTCTACTATGTCGGCGACCGCGTTCCAGCCCTTGTGCAGCAATGGAAACAGGCTAAATCCTTGCTTTAGTCACACCCATTGCCTAGGGTCGATGTACCGACGGAAGGCAAGCGAAAACCATGGACGCAAAGACCTACATCTACGAGGTGTACACCTCACATTTAGATAGCGGTCAGCAAGTCATGGTGCAGATATTTCGTGATCCACTCGACGGCAGGACGCTGCACTCGCAGCTCGCCTTTAAGGACATCTCAGGCAGCTGGGGTGTCCCATACCAACTGGAGAAAAAATGATCTTTACAGCCCCCAAAATAATCGCAGGCATCATCAGTACCATCTGGGCGTTTACGACCTTCCTAGGGGTCGCTAGAAGCCTTCCAGAGGCAGATAGCAACATCATCCCAGCCGCCTACTACGAGGCAGTACTGCCAGCCAGCACCACGGTCGCGCCGACCACGACGATTACCACGATCGCCACTTGTGACGATGCCCTACAGCTTGCCCTTGACCTTGGCTTCCCAGCCGACCAACTCGGCACACTCGACCTAGTGATGCACAGAGAATCTCGTTGCCTAGTTCATGCGCATAACTTGAGCGATCCCAACTCAGGATCGTATGGCTTGACACAGATTAACGGCTTCTGGTGCTTACCTAATTCGCAGTGGCCTATCGGCTGGCTGCAAGAAAAAGGCATCTTGGAAGAGTGCAGCGATCTGTTTAACGCGACGATCTCACTGCGCGCCACCCTTGCTATATACAACAATTCAGGATGGGCACCATGGGCGACAGCGAAATAAACAGCATTTATCCCGAGACTGGGATCACCGAGCACACCCGGGCGATGATGGGCATGATCGACGACCTGTTCACACCGAACCATGTCAGGCGATCAAAGGCATCACATCTCTACCATCTTGTAGGCGAACTCGAAGCGCTACGCGACGACCTACGACGCATGGACGACCCACGCGCAAACTTCCTACAGCTCGCCATCACCGAACTTAGTCAACTCATCATCTAGCATCATCCCAGTAACCCGAACAAAGGACACCCGACATGTCAGACTTACAGCTCTTCCAAGCCACCCTCGGCCTTGGCGGATACAAAGAACAGCCATTTACGATCGAGCGCAATGTTGTCGCGATCAGCCGATCAGCACACCCAACATCTGCTAACGCTGCACTGCGCGCACTACCCAAGTCAGGGTCAAAGCGTAAGCGTGTTTATGACTTCATCAACCGTGTAGGCGGTGCAACCGACGAAGAGATCGAAGAAGCACTTAGCATCTCAGGCAACACTGTCAGACCAACACGCGGCTCACTAGTCAAAGACGGCTTCATCGTGGACTCAGGCCTCGAGCGACTTACCAAGGCAGGCAACCCTGCGATCGTGTGGCGTGTGGCGTGACTAAGTTCGGCAGATACTTGCCGTCAGATCGCACAGTCAAACATCGTGAACGAACAGCCAGAGCAATAGAGACCGACAATAAGCGAAAAGAAAAGGCAGAGAAAATGGGCTTTGATTTAGCAAATTACGAGACAGTGGCAGATCGACTTGTGCGTTGGTGGGCCGCATACCCGAACGGACGCATACAGACACAGATTTACCGTTACGACGGCACAACTGTTGTTATGCGCGCCGAAGGCTTTAACGATGACAACAAAATGATCGCATCCGGGTATGCGGAAGAAACAATCTCAGATCGTGGCGTAAACGCGACCAGTTTCGTAGAGAACTGTGAAACCAGTGCGATAGGCAGAATGATTAGCAACAGCCCGATTGGGACTGCTGGCCCTCGACCTTCACGCCAAGAGATGGAAAAGGTTGAGCGGACTGTGCCTGTGCGCGCTGTAGTTGGCTCAGGGCAGCCTGTACCTAAGCTACAGCCATCAGCAGGGGCATTTGTAAGCCCTAAGCAGCAGACATACATCAAGGCGCTAGCCCGTGGTAAAGGCTGGGACGAAGGCGAAACACTCGAACAGCTGCACGCCTTCCTCGGTGTCAACGATGTCATCTTGGAGACTCTTAGCGCATCTCAGGCAAGCCGTGTTATTGAGGCATGGAAGTGAAAGAAGCAGATTTCCAAAAGATCGTCATAAACCTTGCCAAAATGCATGGCTGGCTTGTGCATCATCCGTTGCCATCTATGAACAGGCGCGGTGTATGGGCTACACATGAGCTAGGCGATCACGGCTTTCCTGACCTTGTACTTGCTCACCCTGCTGGGCGTGTTATATTCGCAGAACTTAAAAGCGATAAGGGCAAGGTCTCACCGCTGCAATCCCGATGGATCACAACACTTCAACAAGGCGCAGTCGTCTGGGTATGGCGGCCTGCTGACCTTGACTGGGTCGCCAAGTATTTAAGCCAAGTAACTCTTAAAACTTCATAAGTCTCATAGACCTAAGCCTGTCGCAAGGCGGATGGATGACACGCAGTAATGCGGGTAGATCGACGCGCCCTGAAACATGCAACACGAAATGGTGTCAGGCAAAGCGTCGAGGCGACCTGTAAACATAATCAGGTAGGTAATGAGGTAACGGAGTGAGGCATCCCGTGGGTGAGCATTACCGTGCTAGGCGTTCACAGATGACATACAGTTAACAAACCAAGACCGAGGCAACATGAACCCGACAGCAACACAGACCACAAGACATCGAGGACAAGGCGCTTGCGCCGCGTCAGCTCAAGCCGAAGGCGCGAGAGCATGAGCAAAGCACACCGAGACCCCCAGTACACAGCCAACAGACGCAAGGTCTTAGCCAACAAGCCTGACTGTGCATACTGCGGCAAACCGAATGCCGATACCGTCGATCACATACTGGAGTTGGATGCCGGGGGCGACCATTCGCTGGACAATCTTGCACCATGCTGCGCGGCTTGCAACAACATTAAAGGCCACCGATATGTCACCGCCCGAAACGCACACCGCCAACACTCAAGACACGAGTCAATGCAAAAAAATGGAGTGCGAAATATTAAAGAGGTTTTTTATGAAGAAAAGAGATTGACCCCGACCCAACTCTTGTCTCTATCGGATGGCAACCAGCCTGAACTGGCAGGGATCAGCCATGACTGGCCTCGACTGGAAACGACTGTCACGGATCATGCAGGATCGTTCGGGGCTGATGTTCAGGGATGGGCAGAACAGCATCTAGGACTGACCCTTATGCCTTGGCAGGTGCGCGCGCTTGACGGTCAGCTGGCTTATGACGAGCATGGTGAGCTGCTGCATCGGACGAGTCTTGTTTCTACTGCCAGACAGAACGGAAAGACCGTTGCTTTAGGTAGTTTGGTTGGCTGGTGGCTCACAGAGATGCCGAAAATACGGGGCAAGAAGCAGACCGTCCTCACAACTGCCAACAGACTTGACTTGGCGATCACACTCTTCGATGAGATAGCCCCAGTGCTTGAGGCGCGTTTTGGTGCATCCTGTGTCAAGGCCTATGGTCGGAACTCGGTAACGATGCCAGATGGCAGCAAGTGGACGGTCAGGGCAGCAAAGCCATCGGTCGGTCACGGCACTAGCAATGACCTGATCGTGGCAGACGAAATTTGGGACATGTCGCAGCTTGCTATTGACGGCGGTCTAATCCCATCTATGCGCGCACGAAAATCACCGCTTCTCAGCTGCTGGTCAACTGCTGGCACTGAGGCATCGACCGCTTTCTTGCGTTGGCGTGAGCAAGGTCTACGGGCCATAGATCGAGGAGAACGATCGTCGCTGTACTTTGCCGAGTGGTCACCACCGCCCGATCTTGACCCGATGAACCCTGCCGCGTGGGCTTACGGCAACCCTGCGCTCGGTCACACTTTGGAATTGTCAACAATCGAAGCCGAGTCTCAGAACCCTGACCGCGCCCAATTCTTACGAGCATCAGTAAATCTGTGGGTGGCTTCCGATCGGGGATGGATACCGCCGGGTGTCTGGCCTGCACTCGAGCACGAAGGCGACATACCAAAGGGCGGCATCGTTGCCATCGAAACCAGCATGGATGACTCGCGATACTTCGGTCTGCGCGCTGTGGCATTACCTGATCGCCGCATTGTCGTGACCGTGGCCTTTGTCGTGGACAGTTTTGCAGCTCTCTTGCTCGAGGTCGACAGGCTGACCGCTGACGGCTGCAAGTTTGCTATCTCACCCAGCATCGACATCCAGTGGCCTCGACATTTAGAGACCAAAAAGGTCATCGTCGGCTATGGCGAAATACTTAAATACACCCCCACAGTAAGAAACTTGATAGCAGAAAAAATGCTGCTACATGACGGCTCAACCCAACTTGCCGAGCATGTGCAACGCGCGGTCGCTGTCCGATCGCAAGGCTCTGTCGCAGTGTCATCTCAGAGATCACCCGGGCCGATCGAGTTGTGTCGCTGCATGATCTGGGCTGCTGCATTGTGCTCAAGGCCATCTGTGTCGGGTAAGCCGATGCTGGTCACTGTTAGTCAGTAACATACCCTCGGCACTCGGTCGAAGTACCTAGCCTTTCGTCGGGAACTGATTAGGCCGATCGAGTGCCACCATCACAGCGCTT